ATGTGCGACACATTTTGGTGTACTACGGCCAATGAATCATCACCCAAAACCATCAAATAGTAATTGGTGATATCATATTTCTCAAAAACTGCCACAAAGAAAGTTATGGTCAGCATAGAGTTGCCGAGGGATGTAGCCGGGTGTCCGGACTTGCGCCGTCCAACGCACGAGTATTTGACACCATGTGCGGTGACACCTGATGTGTGTTGCCACAATTTGCGCTCAGTGGCCACAACATGTTCGGGCATTCCTACATCCTCATACACCAAACACTCAGCTTCTCCCAACACAGGATGCTGAGTGCCATCAAAATTACTGAAGTCGCCGGCTAAGATGGTGGCCTGGGCATTGAAGAAATCAGAGACAACAGGGCACTCACCCCTATGTCGCAAAAGTTTCTCCTTCAGGATTTTGGATTGCAGACGTGGTGCTGGATCAAGCCGATCAAAATCGGCAACATCAGCTTCACCGGTTTCCTCAAAATCGGTGACCAAAACGTCCGCTAACGCACACTCATACCACAACCCAATTTGTTCAGCATTAGTCCCGTTAGCATAGAAAATTCGTTGCTGGTAGTTATATACAGCGGCGACGGATTTGCTGAAAGAGTAAATGGGCGGGCCTTGCAAAACGTTAAAAGCGGGATAGAACCCTTGAATGAGTCGTTTGCACTTCATATTAAAGATGGGTCCATAACAATGTGGCAACAACTCATGCTTAGAAAACGCTTTGACGCGCATGTACCCAGGAGGGTGTAGCAAGGTGTGCGAATCACGATAAGCCATCTCGTGAGTCTCGCGTTGTGCTTTCGATGGAAAATGCGCATTCCATTCCTCAAATGACATCCGCTCATATTGGATCCATGAAAACAACCCCCGCATTGTCGCAGCATGTACCAATGCTGCATCGGGGTCGACGGGTAAGAGCGGGTTGAGGTTACGCACTGTAACAGCGAGTAACTCGCCTTGGGTGTCTGCGGCATAATTCACAGGTAGTGCCTCAGGTACAACCCAACCAGCCAATCGTGCTGGACGTCCCAGTTTGGGGAAATCCTGAACCACCATACACTTGGAGGTGGGATCGATTGGGGGTATAGGCAATGTTGACTCAACGGGGGGCAAGGACAGGTTGGCGCTGGCGGTGTGACACGACATGGTTGGAGCTGAGACATGATGACTAGCCAACCGGTCACAATCGTGCTGTTCCAGTTTTCGGGCTTTCCGACTAAAGTAGGCCCAAACGGCAAGAGGTAACAGCACCCACCAGGATAGTTGCAATTTGGGTGGTTGCCCACCCATGCACCCAGCAATCGTTGACCAATACCCAGACAATTTCTGAGTAAAAATGGTTAAAAATGGGAACCTTTGTTCAACCATAGCAATTGCGGCGGGCATGAAGCCCGAATTATGCAACAAATGCACGCCAACACCCATCCAATAGGGTAGAGCGGTCAATGCTCCGTGTGATACCAAACGGTAGCAGAATGAGACCAAGCTCTCTTCCGCCAACAAACTTTCCAATCCCGACAAAATGACGACCGCTGATGGATTAACACGTTTTGCGGCTTCTTCAACCAAAATGCGGATGATTAAATCAACTCGAGACATTTGGGACAGCCCACGTGCAACCACGGTCATCGGAAGGGATAAGCTGGCGTTCATGGTGAGATCAC